GGCGAGCTAGTTTCTTCTTGCTTCTCCGGAGTGGCCTCTTGAGAGGGGTCCTCAGCTTGTACTACTTCTTCGTCGTCATCCTTGTAGACATCCTCCCGGTACTTTCCACGATACAAACTATCGTCGTTGATTGTGCCGAAAGAGTCATTAGGTTTATTGGCGCGATGCCCTTTTGGTTTTGCCATTTTATTCTCCTATCTCACGGGGCCTCATGGCTGAGGGTAGCCGTAGTGTGTTTACGGGGCCCAGCGGGATTGCTGGGGTAGCCGTGTAAAAACTTATCGGGGTTTGGAGATAAACCCTTGACTTACTTTCCCGCCGCTCGCCATTTTGCCAGTCAAATTTGAACGAAGGCTCTTGTCAGGGTCGAGAAAAATGTAGGAGTCTTCCATCGATTTTTCACGAAGTTCGTTTGGCATAGCGTTAAAAGTAGCTCTTTCGTAGTCTGCTTCTCCGGGAACTTCTCCTCTATTCCTGTATTGAATAGTGTCGTACCCTTCTTTGCGTAACGTTTCGTTAATTTTCTTGAGGCCCTGAATGTTTAGAACATCAAAATCTACACCCGCATCGACTGCGCTATCCAACGATTCTGTCTCAACTCTAACTTTTTGAATTTGTTTTTTTGCATCGGGAGAAAGTTTAGAGCCGTCTTTTGATTTTAAAATGGTTTCTGCGGCGGCCGACGCTTGGTCCCACGCTAACGCATCATCTGTTTTAAATACCTTGCCAAACTTGACTGCGTAAGGACGGATGCTTGTCCCTTCTTTGTACTCTGGCACTTCATCTAAAGGTATTCCGTCTGTAGTCATGATGCCACTTTCGTCTACATTAGTGGGCTTTGATATGTTCTTCGCTCTTTCGTCAGCAACTTTTAAGCTACCTAAATGCACTCCGACGTCTTGCTGTGTTGCAAGTTTTCCGAAATCTTTATCGGTTGCGTGATACAAAATTGCGTCGGGTTTAAAGTCGGCTAATTCTTTAGCAACCTTTCCTGCTGGTTTTAAAAACTTACCTGCAATTGGGATTGCTCCGAGTGCTCCCATAATCATTCCCGGCACATCTCCTTTTTGATATGCCTCGTATGCTTCTGCTCCAGATTTTATTTCACCAACAACGGGAGTCATATCAGCTATAAACCCGCCAACCTCAGAAGCCATACCCCCACTACTCATCGGGCGACCTTGCGCGTCTGTTGGTTGTGGTTTTTCGGGTGCTTGTTCCGATTCTTGAAGCCTTTGCTCGACTTCTTCTTTACCCCGGTTATTAATCTTTTCGAGGCGGCCAAGACCGATAATTTTTGCACGGACGGGATCGACTAAAACTTCACCCGCGGACACGGCTAAGGGAACGAGACCCTCACTAGAAATTCTATCAATTTCTTTTTCGATGTCAACCCCCGCGGCATTTGCTTTTTGAGTTGCGTCCTCTAGCATTCGTTGGACATCATCTGATCCTGCGCGTTCTACAGCGGGTGCATTAAGAACAAATGTGCCCTCTGGAACATCCACAGTTACGTCATCCGCAATTGTTTTTTCTTCACTTACCTGCTCAGGCCGCGCCCCAACAAACCCAGCGAGACCTCCCATTTTCATTCCTTGGACCGGCTGTTGAACCAGATCCTGCCCAAACCCCTGTTCACCCGGAAATTTATTAAAGTCAATGGAAGTTGGCTCGTACCCGTACGTTGTCCCCATCGCATTACGAATTTCATCCATCGTGCCGCCAAAAGGAACGTACTGCCCGGGGTTACGCTCATCCGGGGCAATCCCGTATACCTTGCCGCCCATACTAAACGCATGGTACCCACGAGTGCGTTTTTTCACATTTTCTGCGAACTTCTCAGGATTTTCGATGTAACCCCCAGTTGCCGCATACTGGGTAGGAACACGTCCATATTCTGGGCGAGGTGCCCGCGGAAATCTCATAGATCGGATGGGATCAAACTGTTGGATACTACGAAAACGAGTTGAAATAGGCACGTAAGGTTTTGTGGATGCAACAGCTCGAGGGTCACCCCCATCACTTCCCCCTACCGTAGGTTCAGGCTCGCCAAAAGTTGCCTTACCGCCGGGACCTCCAAGTATGCCCGCAATTCCACCGACATCGGTGTACGTGCCTTCTTCGCCTGTTTCAAGACTTTTAATTCGGGCGAAGTCTGGACTAGTTCCGAGCATTATAGTTGCGGGAAGTCCCATCGCGCCAACTACCTGTTCCGCAATAACTTCTTCGCCTACGACTCGGCTAACTTCCATTGTACTGCCGGGAACACGCCCCGCAGTTATAGTGTAGGCTCCTTTTTCAGTATCGACACCGAGAAAATCTCCAAACTGTTTATCGGGAACGTCTGTGATTTCCCCTACGTACGCTTTTCCCGTCATCAAGGACATGTCGCGAGCCATCTGGGCATCTGTACGAAATCCCCCAAATTTACCTACTCCGACAACTCCGGGTTTGGCTAACTTTTGACCACTTGGAGTTGCGTCGTATACGGGGGGTCTTGCCCACCCAGCTCCCGTGGTAAAATTATCGTAGGCGCGATTACTTGCATCAATCATGTCCGCGATGCCTAAGCCGCCCATTCCAGTTGCAGTTCCTACGTCAGGAGCCGATGTACCGTACCCACCCAAGTTCGTTGGAGAGTACGCACCTGCGTAACCAGACATTTGGGCCATCGTAGGTAGACCGCCACCGGGAGAATAGCTAACCCCCGGTATTGATGTATCGGGCTGGCTCGGTCCAAATTTTTCGTCTAACTGTGCTTGCGTACCGTAAACACGCCCCTGATCAGTTTCGACAGAAGGCTTACCACGATCCACGTTAAAATTTACAGTGTTACCCCGAGAATCAATACCTCGATCTTGCGAACGGTCGGGTGTTTTGTTACCCCCCTTTGTTGTCCGAGTATCTTGAGGACCTGTGCCGGAACCCGGGGGACCATCAGACTCATTATCCGTGCCACTATCACAGAAACAGTAGATCTGACCGTAGATTTTTTCTTCTATTGTTTTTATCACGAGTCCACCTTATAGATCCCGCCTATTTTTTCAAAACCCATTCGTACGAGCAATTCACCCGTTCGATCTACTGTCATCCCCGATGACACGCCCACCTGTATCCGATCAACTTCACGGGACTTTGCCCACTCAACGTAGCGTTTTAAAAGACGAATCCCCACGCGGGTTCCTCTATAATCTTTGTCTACATACCAGATATAGTCGGAGGAAATAGTGCTGTTACCAAAGTAGAAAGTCGAGATACCAGCGATAAAGATTCCACAGAGTTTGTTATCGTCGTAGGCACACAACACGAATCGGTTTGTGTCGTGGATGTTTCTGTGTATCCAACTACGAACTTTTTCAGGATCCCAATCCAATCCCGCAAACTCACTTTCCTCGTGCATGTCTTTTCCGAGGTTATACATCGCCTCTAAGTCATGCTCTTCTGCGACTACGTACCGCATTAGCTGTCCATTTCTAGAATTTTACGGTGGTTATCCTTCAGGTTGAGGAGGGTTTCCAGTAAACCCAGCTTCCCCTGCAACCGGAACATTTCCCGTTCCGATTGTGCCGCCACCAGTCCCTGAATTGTCATTTGGTGCTGGTCCGCTAGGTACTGGCTCAGGGCCTCCCATGCCTGCGGGTGGTTGACCAGCGGGCCCACCTTCTGGGCCTGTTCCTTGTTGTGCAACTTGTAGTCCTCTCAATACCTCAGCGTACAACTGAGCTTCGTTGACGTCGTTAACGAGCTGATCTGGATCAATGTCCTGCGCGATAGCTAGTTCTCGAACTAGATTTGGTAGTTTGACAAACGGTGCCAACATTGGATTTGCAACAGTTTGAAGTAGTGCAGTAAGCCGCTGGGTTCTAACTTCTTTTTGCATTACGGCTGATGTCCCACGAGGCTTAATAGATAGATCGCCTACAATGTCCGGGGACTTATCGTTGTATTGCATGTTCCACTGAAAATAGGCTTCCCCAAGTGGCTTTAATAAAAAGTCATCGATGTTTTTAATAACAGTCTTTATAGAAAGAGACCCCGATCCCATCAACATCGACAGTCCCGAAGCGGTTCGACCAGTGCCCGCGACCCCTGTCTGCCCGTGCATAACAGAAGGAATACCTGTTTCTTCGTCCGCAAGACGACGACTAATGTCATACATTTGGATGTTTTCGGGTGCAGTATTCGGGAACTTGAGTCCATTGATAGCTGTGCCAGTCACACCCGACTGCCTGCGGAATACCTTACCGGGGAAAATATCGAAGTTCTGACCCGGAACGAGACTCGCCTCATCCACATCAAACACAAGATTTCCTGCGAGGGCCAAGTTGTCGATGGCCATACGTACGTGACCATTCATCAACATCTGGGCGTCTTCCATGTTTTCCGCTACTCCAACACCCCAAAGCTGGTAGGGATTGACTTCATACGGAAATGCTTGATAGGGAATACGTGCGGGTGTAAATGGATTGAGCACACACCGCAGTACCTCGTTTCCACAAACCCACGCATTGATTTGTATTTGGTCAAGCTCGGATACCGTGTCAGGAATAGACATTCCGACTTCTCGTGCAAACTTCGCATCGAGGACACCCCAGTACTCTAAGACCTCGTATCTGTTTTCCTGATAGTACGGCTCCGTGTCGTCCTCACGAATCGTATCTTCGTAGTACTTATCTTCGTAGTTTGGCCCCTTCACTATCGCATTTTCAATTGCCTGACGATTAAAATACGGACGATTCATCAATGAACGTAGCTGTTGACGTTGCATTCGATGCCGTTGGATTACGTACTCGCAATCTTCAATACTTGTGGCTGATGGGTCGGGGTGGAAGTCCCAACAAGACACGTGCTCAATACGGGGTACAATGTCTTCCGAGGGGTTATACATCCGCTCACCTGTCATCGGGTCGCGTTCCCACCGATGACTTCGCTTGTAGAAGTTGAAAGGCCCCTTGACAATCCCCGTGCCTAACATACACGATTCAAAAATTGCGTACCGTAGTACATTTACTGCGTTCGTATCGAGTAGTTGATCGTGAATGTGTTTTTCGAGTAGTCGTGCCGCTTCTGCCGCAGGCTCAACTTGAGGTTCTCCTAGTTTAGACTTTCCGGGAATTGCATTTGTGTCGCTGTAGGGTCCTGTTGAGGGAGCACCTGCCGAAAGAGCACCCGGGCTTAATTCCCGGCCATCCCCTGCGTAACCAAACGGATCCATTCCCTGCTGTTGTTGGTCGAGGGGAGTTGGCAAGTGTGCAAACTCCGCAATACCTTCAGGAACAGGCGTGGCTTCAATTACAATCGGAAAATTTTTATTTGAAAACAGTATATCAACAATCTGACCATAAGCCGCAAGGACTTTAGTCTTTGTGATCTTGATAAATACACGAGATCGTTCTGAATCCCTGTACTGGGTGCTACTGTCGTAAATACCCCGGAAATTCTTGTAGGCTTGAAGCCACCTGTGCTCGTGTGTTCTCCGTCCGTTTTCAGAATCTTCAAACTTTCTTTGAACGTAACCAGCCAGCCCCGGCATCTGATCCTCAGCGTTGATTACCTCAACTTCCGAATCATCCGGGGGTTGGAGGAACCCCTCTTCCATGGTCTACTTACCTGATTCGTTGTATAATGAATTGTCGTCTGCCAAAGCGTCGATTCCTGTCATAGTCGGTTTCGTTTGCTTTTTTGGCATGTCTTCAATGAGAACTTCTGTACGAGCTTTAGTATCAAACTCTAGAGACTCCCGGTAGAGGTTATTTTCCCCACAGTCGTCATTGATACCCTTCTTATCAGACATCATGATGTCAGCCGCGCCATATTTCATTACTATTCCTCGTTTTGGTATTCAATTGTTATATCAGCGTCTTCACCGTTGAAAACCTGATTCATCTGCGAGTCCATAGGACTTTTTGGGTTTGTTTTACGCGCCATGTACTCGTCGTACTGTTTGATTCGCGCTTTCTGCTCGGCAATTACCGATTCTTTGCGGTCCATATCCCGGACGATTTGTTGCCGCGTAAATTCTGTTTCTTGGGGCCCTAGTTCAGGAAGATCTGCCGGTTGATCTGCAACTTCAGGACCGGCTAGCGTACCCGGTTCGACCGCCAGAGAAGCCACAGGAGCGAATAAGTCGTACGCCGTGTACCCTACCCCTGCCACAACCTGTCCAGCGGGTCCTGCGCCCTGTGCTTCAGCCTCAGACATACCTGCTGTGAAAGAGAGACCTGTTACAGCCGCGAGAGGCCCGAGGACACGCCCGCGATTCATTAGACCCTTCAGAGCTTTTGATGTTCCTTCCGATGTTGCGGTTACTTTATCCGCTTCCGATTCGCCGGCCTGTTGGTCGCGAGTAGTAGACGGGGCGTCATCTCCTTCTTCCCGTACTATTTCGAGGGGTTTTGATAGAGCAAGCGGAGGAACGTCGAGCTCTGCGTTGAGACCCATTTTGTAGAGCGGACTATCTGTCTCGATCCCCGGCAGAAGTTCCCCACCAGCTTCTACGTACTGATTTTGTATGAAATTGGCAAAACGATTAACGTCCCTTACGGATCCTTTTCCGTAGATTCCCGGTCCGGGGCCAATATAGGTCTTTTCTCTCCCAGAACCCTGTACTTTGACGTCACGGCCTTTCAACATTGCCGCACGATCTTGGGATACTTCGATGTAATCATACACAGTTGCATTCATACGCCGTGCATCGTACATTTCACTAAAAGTGTCGAGCTTACGAGGCGACTCGCCTGATATGTCAATCAAAATTCCGGGTACTTTAATCTGACGAATCGCGGCATTTACATCGGCTGTGGTAACACGTCGTGCCTTACCCGTTTTGGGGTCCTCAATCATAAAGACAAAAGGTGTGTTACCCTTGAGTCCCTTATTGTGCTGAGACTGCACCGCAAGGATACCTTGTGCGTGATTACTCAGCGGGGCGTTCATAACATTGCCCGTCTTCTTTTGCATGTTCTTAGGAGTCATGAAGACGCCTATGGGGTTACCTGCTTTCTCTGGGTTTACGATGTGACGGGCATCTGTTTGCAGTACTTCTTCGGGGCGAAACCCTGTTTGCAGTGCGTACATAAATGCGTACACTGCGGGTGCTTGTTTCGGATTTGCCTCAATAAACTCTTCAGCTTTACGGTACCATTCTCCGAGTGCTTCAGGATTAAAGTTAATTCTGTCGGTGTATTTTGCTGTGCCTGTCCCCGGCGCAATAACAATTTGCTCGGATACGTTAACATAGTCTTCACGAGGTATCCCGTATTGGTCCATCATACGAAACACATTACGCTCAATACCGCGTAGTGTACCTCGAATCTCTGTCTTCATACCTTCGGATGTGGCGTTTTTAATACCGAGATTGATGGGGGAGTCCGCATCTTGGATCATGTCCTGTGCGAGGACTTCAATAACAGGGCGATCTAGTAAAGTTGCGAGTTCTTTACGTGTTTCAAATTTTTTACCGTAATCTTTACCCGCGCCTTCCTGTTGTCGATACAAATCAATAAACTGCCGAAGAGTAATCTCTCTCGGGTCGAATCGGTCAGCAATGTCGATGTTTTTAGCGGCCATTTAGTATCCGAAGGTTGTATCTTGAGGCTTAAACGTGTTATTTTTTATTTGTTGGAGTGAGGAGTGAATACTGTGGTATCCGTTTGTACGAGTCATCAACATGTATCGGAGAGCATCGTACGCATGGTCTTCGGCTTTTGTATCTACGTCTTCAGAGTTTGTTTTAGAAAGTGGTATACCTGCGAGTTGCCGAATGATATTGGTACAGGTGTGAAAAAACTTGACGGTGGGCTCCCCCGTAAATTGGTTATCCCCCAACCGACCGTGTACTTCCATCTTACCGGCGATGCGGTTACTATCGGATGGAGTCCAGCGACATCCAGCCCGTATCATTGTTTCGGCAATAGAAGGCCCGTATCCTGTACGGTTCCAGCATGATTTATCGAGCACAGCATAGTGGGGAGCAGGGTCCCACTCCTCTAATTCTATTATTTTAGCGGCAAGTTGCTCTGCTGTAAAGTGTTTTACGTAAAGTTCTCTGTAGACCCAGATGTTGTTGTCCCAATCTATCGCTCCCCAGAGTACGCACGAAGGGCTCGCATAACCGTAATCCGCGGCACGGATGCGGGGCCAATTTGTTGGAAGTTCAAAAGGTTCCACCACATGCCGTAACTTACTGAATTCTGGGAACGCACACCCTTCGGCCACATCCCAATCTCCGTCAAGCAAACGCTTTCGCTCGGTTTCAGGGAGAGAGAGGAGCATGGCTTCATACTGCCCGTCTTCCATGAGGTAGGGGTTATCTGTGAGACGAGCTGGTACAAACTTACGCCAGTAGAGAGCTTGCCCCGCTTTTGAGTGCCCGGGGGGATAGACGAGGGGTTTTTCAGACTCGAGATCAGTGGGAATGAAACGCTTTCCGGGTTCCCCTTGATCGATGTACATTTTTTTGACCCACCAGCCTCCAACACCCCCGGGGTTTGCTGTGCACCGCATGGAGAGATTCTTGGAGAGTTCGGGATCTGTGCTCCGGAGACGGGAGCGTAGGTACTCCCATACGTAGGGGGTAGGGTACTGTGTGATTTCATCGATGGCAATCCAGTTGAAGGCTTGGCCCTGATACCGGGTTACGTCCTTATCTTTGTCGAGGTATGAAAACCAGATAGTAGCCCCGGAGGGGAAGACCCATGTTGACTTACTCTCTCGGAATGTTGCTCCGGGAAATGCCTTCGGGTAGAGTTGCTTTGACTTTGAGATGAGTTCGGTTAGTTCGTCGAGGGTACGTCGTAAGAGTAGCCCGCGGTGGTTAGAGTTGTGGCAGTAACGGAGGGGATCTGCGAGAAGAGCGAAGGACTTACCACCCCCCGCGGCACCACCATAGAGAACATCCTGTTCTGGGGCACTGAGGAACTCTTGTTGGGGTCCCTCGTTGGGTTTGAAGACAACTTCGGACTCACCAATAAGATCCTCGACGTGTTTCGGGAGTTGTTTGACGTCTCCCATGTCAACAACACGTGATTTTTCACCTTTTAAGGCAGTTTCGACCTTCGCCGCGGCATTTTCCCGCTGTCGAGCCCTCTGAGCCTGCTTATTTGCGGCTTCCCGCTTCTTTTCAGCCTCTCTTTTCGACTTACGAATGCTTGCCTGCGTTGCACGACGGGCTTTTTCCGCCGTCGAGAGGTGGTAGCGGGCTTTGGGTGCATTTGGGTCTTTTTTTGGGCGTCCGCGCTTCCGCTTTGGGGCGGGCGCGTCCGTGTTATTCTCGTCTGTCATGGAAAATCTATGGGCTTCATCTTGAAGAAGCGGTCCATCTCCTTGAGATCATCACCCGGTTCAGCAATGTAGCAGTCAATATGAGTGTAGCCGAGTTTTTTTGCGGCAATAAACCGGTTGTTCCCTACGTGAACCCTGTGAATGCCGTCCTCTTCGGGTAGTACGAAGAGGGGATTGAGCAACCCAGCTTCCTTGATGGACCTCTTCACCTCTGCGATGACCCC